TGACCACGAAGATTGATTTTGGTGTGATCTGCGGACTCCGTACAATAGAGGAACAGCGGGTCCTAGTCGACAAAGGTGCGAGCAAGACCATGCGCTCCAAGCATTTGGACGGCAAGGCCGTTGACCTAATGGCCTACATTGGCAGCAGGGGTTCGTGGGAACTGAACCTCTATGACGACCTTGCCGACGCCATGAAGGAGGCCGCCATAGAGACGGGTGCTGTCCTGCGCTGGGGCGCCGCGTGGCATATACCAGACATCCGCAAATGGAGCGGCACAATGGAGCAAGCCATGAACGCCTATGTAGATTTGCGCCGCAGTCAGGGGAAGCGCCCCTTCATTGACGGCCCACACTTCGAGCTGGCGTAACCGAGGAAATACGCTGATGGCAAAGACTCCCGCATGGACGCGCAAGGAAGGCAAGGACCCGTCTGGCGGCCTCAACGCCAAGGGAAGGGCTTCCGCCAAAAAGCAAGGCATGAACCTCAAGCCGCCCGCGCCGAAGGCAAAAGCCGGAACCAAGGACGGAAACCGCCGCAAGAGCTTTTGTGCGCGCAGCGCGGGGCAAATGAAGAAGTTTCCCAACGCAGCAAAAGACCCCGATAGCCGGCTCAGAAAGGCGAGGAAAAAGTGGAATTGCTAACATGACCATATCTCGATCGAACATGGCGCAACAGATTGCCAAACCCCCTGCGAAGCGCGCCAAGCCTACCGTTACGGCCATGGCCAAGGGCGGTGCTGCCAAGTCCAAGGTCAACGAGGCGGGCAACTACACCAAGCCCAGCATGCGCAAGTCCCTGTTCAACAGAATCAAGTCTGGTGGCAAGGGCGGTGCCCCGGGCCAATGGTCGGCCCGCAAGGCACAAATGCTTGCGAAGCAATACAAGGCCAAGGGCGGGGGCTACCGTGATTGAGCAGGACCTGCGGTCATGGTCCCGTGAGGTCCTCGAGGTGCCGAATCAGCACCTGCGCGGCTTGCCGCCCTGCCCGTACGCCCGCAAGGCGTGGCGGGATAACGCGGTCCTTGTGGTCGAGACTGGTGATATCATGAGCGATGCGCGCAAGTATTGCGAAGAGTTCCACGCCCAAGGTAAGGAACTGCTGATCGTTGCGACGTTCGATCTACCCGAGGCGGGCGCGCTGCACGCGCTGTCCGAAGAACTCAACACGGCGTTCCCTCAGCTGCACTGCATGACGTTCCACCCTGACTATGATGCGGACGACGCAGAGCTGGACTTTCTGACGGACAACGAGTGGCAAAGCGAGGTCTCTGAAGACTACGCAATGCTGTTTGTACAGGATTTGGCGCAGGTCGTCGCCGCTAGTGACAGGCTGCAGCCGTTAGGCTATTATGACGTGTATCCCCCAGACGAGTATGAAGCACTCGTCGTCAACCGCAAACGGAGACTGAACCATGGCAATGAAACCTCGTAAGATGATGCGCGGTGGCGCAGCAAAGAAAATGATGCGCGGCGGCATGACCGAGACGCCCATGCCCATGAAGAAGCGCATCGCCGCAGGGTCGGACGAGAAGATGCGGAAACCCGGCAGCAAGGGCGCGCCTACCAACAAGGCGTTCCGAGAGTCTGCTAAGACGGCGAAGAAGCAACCCATGGCCGATGATCGCAAATCAGGCAAGCCGTATAAGCTCCCCGTTATAGGTAGGGTCTCCTCAAGGAAGCGTCTTTCTAGGGAGGAGTTTGACAACATGGTTAGAAACATGGGGGCACGCTTGGCGCGGGACTACATGCGCGATGAGGGTGCTGTTAGGCCAAGGTCCTCCATGGTTGTCTCTGAGTCGCAAAGGCTGAACAGTGTTCCCGAGTCCCCGAATATAAGTGAAAGAAATAAGGCTATTCGCAGGAACTCAGAGGAAACTGTTTCTCGTGCAACAGGCATGAAAAAAGGCGGCGCCGCAAAGATGTCGGCATCTTTGAAAAAAGCGATGGAGAAGAAAAAGATGATGCGCGGCGGCAAGGCCAAGAAGTGAAAAAGCCGCAGAAAAGCCTGAAGAAATGGAGCGACGAGAAGTGGGGCACAAAGTCCGGCAAGCCGTCGACCCAAGGCTCGAAAGCGACAGGAGAGCGTTACCTGCCAAAAAAGGCTCGTGACGCTCTCAGTCCCGCCGAATACGCTGCAACCAGCAAGGCCAAGCGAGAAGGTACTCGCAAAGGCAAGCAATTTGTGGCACAACCAAAGAAGATCGCAAAGAAAACCGCGAGGTACCGCAAATGAAGAAGCCTGTGCAGAAGAAGAACAAGGGCGGCAAGCTGTTGGCTATGCTTAGCCCTGCAGCAGCTATAGGGCAAAGCCTTAAGTCCGGGCGGGCCGAAGGCCTTCTTGGTATGGGGGCGCTTGGAGCGCTTATAAACCAAGATAAAAAGCGTGATCGCAAAGCCGATGGCCAAGTCGGACCGAGCGGACCGAGCGCGCCGACCGGCGTCACCGGCATGAAGGCTGGCGGCAAAGTCACACGCGGTGACGGAGTCTGCACCAAGGGCCACACAAAAGGTAAGATGGTGTAACTGATGGCCTCTGTCGTACCTGACATTGCTGAGCTGTTCGAGGAGGCCTTTGAGCGGGCCGGTCTCGAGATGCACACGGGCTACGACATGCGCACGGCGCGGCGCAGCCTCAACCTGCTGACGCTTGAGTGGCAGAATCGTGGCTTGAACCTGTTTACCGTGGCTTCGGGCACGATCACCATCGTCGAGGGGCAGGCCACCTATGACGCACCGTCTGACACGATCGACATTATCGAGCACCAGCTGCGGACCGGAACGGGCACAAGCCAGACCGACACCGCGCTGGAGCGCATCAGTGTCTCCACCTATGCCGCGCAGACCAACAAGGCGCTGACCGGGCGGCCTACGCAAATCTATATCGACCGGGGCCTTACAACCAAGGTCACGCTCTGGCCGGTTCCTGACGGCACGCAGGCTTACGAGCTGTTCTTCTACCGCTTGCGCGGCATTGACGGGCTCGCGTCTGGCGCCAGCGGTAGCGCTGCGATACCGAGCCGGTTCATCCCTGCGCTGGTGGCAGGTCTTGCGTTTGAGATTGCGTCAAAGAAGCCAGAGGCGGCCAGCCGGGCACTTGTGCTCAAGCAGCTTTACGAAGAGCAGTTCCAACGTGCCGCTGACGAGGACCGAGACAAGTCCTCAACATTCTTTGCACCGTTCTATCCGGGGGGTTTCTAATGCCTCAGTTCGCACGTGGTAGTAAAGCACTCGGTATTTGCGACCGCACAGGGTTTGTCTACAAGCTCAAGGATCTGGTCTACGAGACCAAGAACGGTACGCGCACGGGCTTTCGCGTGGGCAAGGACGTCGCCGATGGTGACCACCCTCAGAACTTTTTAGGCCGCCTGCGCATTAACGACCCTCAGTCGTTGCGCGAGCCTCGCCCGGACGTAAACCGTCTGGAGTCGGTTGGCCTGTTCGGCTGGCGCCCAGTGGGGCACCCAGAAGTCAAACTCACCGGTGCCGTTGGCACCGTCACCGTCGTCATAGGAGACTGATATGGCCGAAAAGAAAAAAGCCAAGCGTGCTAACCCCGTGGATCGGTCCTATCGACCGGTGGCGCGACCCAACCGCACCATTGATCTGACACCCAACGCCGAAGAAGGTGATCAGGTGTTTATCGGCAAGAAGAAGCCGAAGAAAATGGCGGCCGGCGGCATGGCCCGCGGCATGGGCGCTGCCACACGCGGTGGCAAGTTCACAAAGAACGGATAAGCCATGAACTATGCGGAGCTGAAGCAGGCTGTCATTGATTACACGGAGAATGACGAAAGCAGTTTCGTCACCAATATCCCGTTTTTCATCCGGCAAGCCGAAGAGCGCATCTTAAAACAGGTGCAGCTGAGCCTGTTCCGCAAAAACGCCACAGCGTTTACGGACGACGGAAACCCTTATTTGGCGGTCCCGCCAGACTTTTTGGCGCCGTACTCGCTGAGTTTCCGCACAGGTGTAAACGGCGCGAAGGAGTTCTTGGACTTCAAAGACACTTCGCTCTTGCAAGAATACACGCCCGCACAGTCGACGACCGGTGAGCCCCGGTACTATGGTCAGTTTGACGTGGAGTATTTTTTGCTCGCTCCCACGCCCGATGCGATCTACACAATGGAGCTGCATTACCTGTACCGGCCGCAGAGCATCACGGAGCTTGCCGACTCGGGCACGACGTGGTTGAGCACAAATGCGCCCATGGCCATGCTGTACGGATCTCTGATCGAGGCTTACATCTACATGAAGGGTGAGGCCGACGTGCTTGATATGTATGAAAAGCGCCTGCAGGAGTCCGTTGCGGGCATCAAGATACTGGGCGAGGCCAAGGAAAATACTGACCAGTATCGCACAGGTCAGTTGCGCAGGGCGAAGCAATGAGTTTGGGTTTCATGGACATCGGCGCCGTGGGGGTTCGAACAACCAGCGGCCGCGGATTTAGCACTGAGGAGCTTGCGCAGCAGGCGGCCCAGAAGATTGTCAGCGTTTCGGAAACCGCGCACCCCGCACTGCGGG